CTAAAAAGCCTTTTGTAACCTGGCCCGTTGTTATATTAACCTTTCCATCTTGTATAGTTAAGCTTGTATTTGTTTCAATTGCTATTTGCTTTATAACGTCTGATATTCGACCTCTAACAGTTTTCCCTCTTTTATATACCTTATCATCAGTTAACTGGATAATACCTGTTTCAAGGCTTGTTAAAGGTATCAAACGTTCTAATATTTGCTTAGCCGTGATAGGTGGGTTAAATGTCTGATTGATTATATTATCATTCCAACTCTTGTTATCAGTATTCATTAATATTTCGGTTATGTAGTCAGCTTCTTTTTTATAGCTTTGAATATCTTTAATCGTACCAACCGATATTGTTCCGAAGTCATCTTCATACCCAGCTTGTAGAGATATATCAGAATCAGTCTTTAATTTATTTGTTGTGGTTTGACCTAAGTTATAAATCATTATTTTAAATTCATCTGGTTCATTGTCATCGTCAAATTCACCTTCAAACTCTATTTTTAACGCTGGATAATCTAATGTTTTTCCTAGACCGTTTATATCAACTTTTATTATTCTCCTAAATAACATATCAACCACGATCCATTACGTAAAGTAAAACAGTTTCTTGTAAGTTATCGAGTGTCAATTCTTTTTCTTGCCATGTTAAATCGTAAAAGGATAACAACTCATCATAAAAGTTCACGTTTTTATTACCGTTAGTATCATAAGCAAATTCTTCAAATAATAATTCGTTTAATACAATTTTCTTACCCTTTATTAACGTTAACTCGTTCAATTCTAAATCAGCTGTAAAATCTCCAGAATAATTATTATATCTTAAATTTATTGTATAAGCTTTATTGCTCAAGAGTATATCAAAACTATAAGGTATTTTATCTTTTTCTATCTGTATATATCTCATTTGACACCGCCCGGATAAGCATTTAAAATCTTACTAGTTCCAGTATAAACACGTGGTTGTAATTTCCTTCTACGCTGCGATGTGAAATTATCCAATAAAGGCGTTATAGTAGTTGCATCTTTAGTCATTGCCAACTCTATTTTAGCTCTTTTAGCATTTACCATCTGCTGATAAGTAGGATTATTTTTATACTCGTAATATGCCCCTACGCCGCCTTCTTCTATTACAGATTTCTTACCTAGTGATTTATTTGCGTTTATAGCTTGTGGCAAAACTACTTCAAAGTTAATGTTCGTTTCTTGTAATTCTGCTATTAGTATTTGTTTAATAGTTGCCGTGAATGTGAAACCACCTTTTACATCTTTGCCGTGTGACGTCGATAAACTTTCTATTATACAATTACTGAAAGCATTTCTACCTGTATATGTTATTAACTCTGCGTTATCAGCATACTTTCTTAATTGTTGCAAACTTTTAAAAGCGTTCTGACCTTTAACCATGCCTGATATTTGCAGTAATAAAGGTTTGCGTTCTGAATTGTCAGCGACTACGCTCCCGTCTTCAACTGGATATTCTGTTATAGTATTACTTTTATTTACTAGTTCTTCCGTTCCCGAAGTTGCAACAACATCTCCTATCTTAACCATTAAGCATAGCCTCCTTTCAATTTCATTCTTCTAAAATAATTATCTATTTCATTTACTATCTTGGTAGCCGCTTGATTACCGTCTGAATCACCGTTAACAGTAACATTGACACTTATATTATTAGTTTGCGAATTACGATTTGATATGTCATTAGTTTCTTTGTTAAATAAATTAGTTTCATTGTCGTTAAATGCTTTTTCGTTTTGTGTATTATTTCTAAATATATTTTTAGTTTCTTTGTTTTTAAATACTTTTTCTCCACCATTCATTGAAACTAACTCGGGTCCTCTTTCTCCAACTAATGCTAAACCAGCTCTAGCGTTATTAGTACCACTTGCATATTTTTTTTCAGGTGTTGTATTTTGATTGGCATCAGTACCACTTGCATATCCTGCTGTTGTAGTTGTGTTTTGATTAACATCAATATCACCTAAGCCTAGAAAACCTTGTATTTTATCCCATATAGGACCAATATGTTTATCCCACAGTCTCCTAAAACCGTCAAAATGATCGTATAATAATTTTACACCTAATACAACTAAACCTATCCCTAAGGCCACTGCACCAAATGGATTAGCTGCCATTGCTCCGTTTAAACTCCATTGAGCTATTGTTGCTTGTAAAGCTACTAGTTTTTGTGCTGCAAATGCGGCTGTCAAACCCCAAATTACAGGTTCAAATATATTAAATATACCTATTAAAACTTTACCTACTCCTATTAACCCTTTAAATCCAGCTGCTAACACTGTAACGCCGCCAACTATAAAATCTTTTATACCTTCTTTATTTTCGTTTACTGATACTGCTAAATCTCTAAGCATTGGTAATAACGTCATGCCAGCTTCTGCCGCAACATCTTTCAAGTTGCCTTTTAACCGTTTCATTTGGTTGGTATAACTCCCGGCTGTCCTTTCAGCATCTCCAATAGTGTCAGCTGATTGGTTGACCATTAGTTTATATCTTAACTGCATTTTAGTTAGTGGGTCTAAATTTCTAAATGTTTCTTTATAACCTTCACTTAATGCTAGTTGATTCAAACTTGTTTCTGTTATTGCTAAACCTAGGCTTTTACCCGCTTGATGTTGTCCGAGCAATACCGATCTAATATTATTAGACGCAGTTTCATCTTGAATATCATTAAAGCTTGCTAAGTCTACTGCTAATGATTGAATGTTTGTTGACATACCAAGAGCTTCTTTTCTTGTAGCACCAAAACCAACTAATAAGTTTTGATTCTCTGCAATAGCACCTTTAGTTTCAATAACTGAACGTCCAACTTTATCCGCATATTCTACCGCCCAAGCACTTGCTTCGCCTGAAAATTGACCAAATACAGTATTAAACTTCGCTGTCTGTTCTTCTAATGCCGCCGCTTGACCTACTGCATATTTTAACCCTCGTCCTATTTCATAAAGTCCAACTAAGGCTCCTATCCGTCTTGCAATTTTGCCTATACTACTACCAGCACGTTTAGAGTTTTTATCAAGTGTTTTCATTTCATGCCCGGCTTTTTTTGTTTCACCTGTCAAGTCAGATACTGCATTATCGCCTTTTCTTAATTCTTTTTCGTTTACGTCAAAATCTACGCCTATAAATAAATCTCTTAAGCTCATGTTTCACCCCCTTAGAAGCCTTAATTACCTTTTATGTCAACTAAGGCTTGGTGTGATATAATTAATTCTTCATAATCCATTGTCATAACTGTATTGTAATCTATCCCGCCTATATAAATTAGTTCGTAAAACATTGTATATAATTTAGCTTTATGTTTTACATCTTTTGCATCTAATTTAGGCTGTAAGAAACGTCTCGCATTCCGATATTAATTCTAATAAAGCTTTAAATCCACCTCTTTTCTGTTCTTCGTCTTCAAAATCTTCAACAGTTACTGTTGGTTCAACCACAACGTGTTCTAAATAGTCATCTATCATACCTATCTGTGAAGGGTTAAATTTTCCCGAAGGCGTGTTATCCTCTACCGTTTTCAAATACCAACGGTAGCCCGGACTTTGCAACTTATATTCTTTATCGTTTACTGTAATTTTTTTCTGGTTAGCCATTTATACCTCCTAATAACCCACAGAATGTTCAGGGCAATCAAACACCCATTCATTCTCACCTATTTCTTTACCTTTTGATTCATCGGGTCTTTTCATGATTACTGCGTCAGTACCTGAAATAGTTTTCCCGTTATCGTTTGAGTCTTTAATTGTAATATTTAGTTCTTCTCTGCTTTGATACAAGCGGTCTAGATAAGAGTTTGAAGGTGAGTTATTTTTTAATCCAACCGTAATTGTACAAGGGTTCCCTGCTCGTTCTGAATAAGCAACTTCTCCATCTATACCTTCATATCTTGTGAAACGGTCTGCTCCTTCTTCATATGAGTAAGCGTCTCCATCCCTAATCCCTGTCAAAAATACACCATTTACTACTATAATTACTTTATTTCCATTATAAGCCATTATTTAACCTCCTTATAGTGCTAATTCGATATTATCTCTTGTAACAATTCTTCCTGTTACAGTTGCACCTTCAATTGCACCTGCTTCTACATAACTAAATGATAATGTTCTTAAAACTCTATCGTCGAAATCTTCTTGTGGTATGTCTGCTGCTGGAATTGTTGTAACCGTGAATAATGCTTGTCCACCAGCGTTTGCTGCGATAATACCCTGTCTAAACACTTGATTAAGTCGGTTTTCAAATACTGATACAATCTGTGCTATTCCGCTGTCATCATAAGGTATTTTATCATTATTAATAAATAACGCTGCAACATCTTCTTCTAATCTAATATCTACATAATCTTCTGAACGTTGTTGATCTATATNNAAATTACCTTGCAAGAAACCGCTAGAGGTTACTATTCTACCATACGAATTAATAACAACATTATATCTAGCTGTTGATAATTCCAGCAATATAGTTCCACTTAATGCTTCTGCTGTAACTGCTGAAAGTTCTGCATTCTTCCATGTTAAACTACCCGGTAATCTTGGAGCTCCAAAACCTAATGCTGCCATCTCTGGATATTCTTCCGTTTGAGTTGTGTAATAAATTGATGTGTTACTACCCCAAGTTGTTACTGTTGAATCATCCGGAAGTACATCAGTTCTAATAAAACAATTTTTCGCATAAGCACCAGCCCATGTTGAAACTTCTTCTTGACTTGCTTCATCGCTTGATTCTAAAGTTACAAAATAAAAGTCTTTACTATCCTGTACTAATGTGTCTAGAAACGCTGATAAAACTGTAACTAAATCAGTACCTGAATTATATGCTACACCTGCTACTGCAAATTTCTCTGGCTGAATATCTTGACTCATTAGTGTTTGTG